GGCGCGGATGGTGGCGTTGATAAGCGCGTTGCGCTTCTGGATGTAGGCGGCCGAGTGCAGTTCGTCGCCGATCTGCTGCGCGGCCTGGGCGGCCACGTCGCGCTCTGACAGGTCAGGGCGTTCGAAGGCAAGTTGGCGCTGCTTGGATTGCAGCCGGGAAAAGAGCGCATCGGCTTCATCGGCGCCGACGGCGCGGCCTGCACCTTCCTCCAGTGCTTCCAGACAGGTATTGGTCATCGCATCACTCCGCACAACGCAGCATTCATCAGGCCTTTGGCAAGCGCCGCAGCATCCTTCACATCGGCCTCGAAGGCTGCCAGCGCATCACGCAGGGACGCAATGGTCCGCTCGGTCGCTCCAGTGCGCTGCAACTCGGAAACCGTCTCTTCGAACTTCACCTGTGCATCCTTCATGCTTTGCTCGGCCCCCTCGGTCGTGGCATTGCGCACCGGCTCGGGCGTCTCGGCCAGGCGCGTATCGGCGGCGCGCGCCATCTCGGAATCTGCCACAGCCACATTCTCGGCAGCATTAAAGCGCTGCACTGCCGCGCGGTCGGCCTCCTCTGACGGTGCGAACTGTCGGCGCACAGCGGCTTGGATCGGATCACCCTGCAGCAATTGTTCGGCGCGCTGCTGCACCTGATCCTGATAACGCTCTGGCACCTCGCCGCGCTCCAGCGTGGCTAGATCCTTCTCGGCTTCAGAAGCGCGCGCATTGGTATCAAGTTGCTGCTGCAGCCGTTCGGCCTGGTCCTGCAGTTCGCCGCGGCGCGCGTCGTGCTCGGCTTGGGCCCGCTTCTCGGCTTCGCCGAACTTGAGTTTCTCGGATTGCTGCAGCGCGCGAATATCGGACTTGGGCGGAGCCTCACCCATGGCGTCCAGTTCCTGTTGTAACCGGCCAAGTTGCGCCCGCATTTCTGCCACCGCGCCAGGCTCGGCCCGGTTCGCAGCCTGCGCGGAAAGCTCGGCGCGCAGCTGGGGTTTCACGTCATCGGCGGCCTGAGCCAGTGCCTGCGTCATGTCGGCCGGCTGCTGGCGCGCGGCCATCTGCAGTTGCAACGCTGGATCGGCGCGGATGATCGGTTCGACCGTTACGCCGCGCCCATCCAGCAGTTGCGAAACCGCTGTCGAGGTCGCCGCGATGCGAGTCTCATGCGAGACGCTGTTGTTCATCCAGGCCGCACCCATCGGTGAAATCGGTACGTCTCCGGTTTCCAAATGGATCACCAGCGGTTTCGGCGCAGTGCGCAGCACGTCCGGGCTGACCGATTCAGGCAGTCGCGCGGGCACATCGGTTTCGAGTGCGACCTTGGCCGGGGCGCCGAATACAAGATCCTTGGCCGCACCCCCAATCGAGTGCAGGCCGGCGCCGAACGCCGCACCGAAGGCAACGTTCTCGAGTGCAGTCGTCATGGTGAAATCGTCGCCGACGTTGCGCGCCACAAGGTAATCCAGCGGCTGCACCAGCGCCGTTCCCACCGCGCCCTCTGCCGCACCGATTCCGAGCCGTATGCCGGTACGCGCCGCCATGCCACCCGCCTCGGCCAGCAGCGCCGTGTACTTGGCTGGGCCGATTACCGGCACAAAGGCCGTGGCCAAATTGATCGGGTCCAGCATCGAGACGCCCGCCTGCACGCCGAAACCTGCGACGGAGCGTAGGCCAGTAGGCGACGCACTGATGGCGACTTCCCGCGCGGTCTTCTCCTGCTGGCGCTGCACCAGGCCGTCAAGCACATCGCGGTACATGCCAGATTCCGGCGCCTGCATCTTGGCACCAGCGGCATCCAATTGCGCTTGAGCTACATCGGCCGGCACTCGAGTCTGGCTCGGATCGTCGCCATACATCGGAACGCCGTCGCCGTCATAGCCGATGATGGTATTACCGGGCCGTGCGCCGGCGACATAGTTCCATCGGTCTGTGATGCTCTGTGCCGCCTCGCCAGCCTTGGCCGACAGGTAATCCCCGAGCGGCGTTGGATAATCCGTGATGGGCTTAAGAGGCGCCTCAAAATCTCCGTCGAGAACGAGCGGCATCAGAAGATCTCCGGTCGGGCCGACTGTGCGGCCTCATTGGTCATCTGCGCGAACGCCTCGCGTCCAGTCGGCGTGGTGGGTGTCGGCTTGACCGGTGCGGCGGCAACAGGCTTTGCGCCCATCGTGGAGAACTGCCCTCCCACGGGCTTTCCGTCCTGCGTGGTGACGATGGTCTGCGATACCGGGTCGAACAGCACCAGGCCCTTTCCGTCGGCGCTTGTGATCCACTTGCCGTTGCTGCGCAGGTTCGAGGCGTAGAGCGCCTTAGCGTCTTCCGGCTTCATAGTCTTCGGCGCTGGCGGCAGGGTCAGGTCAAGCTTGTTCAGGTCACCCATGATCGTCCTGGCGCTGGTCATTACCTGGTCGGCGTCGAATTCCTTGGGAATGCGTGCCGTGTCGCGGATAGTGAATTGGTTGCCCATGACCGACGTGAAGGCCTTGGTGGCCGCGTCACCCGGACTCATGCCTTGCCGCATGTAGGTGAGGCTCAACCGGTTTGCCGAGTCGTAGAGCGCACCGAAGGTCGAAGCTCCCCCGAGCGAATAGGCCATGGTCGCGGCAAAAGGCTGGCTGAGCGCCTGCAGCTTCGATTCCGCCGCCTTGATGTTGGGTGGATCAAGGCCATCCTTGAGCGCTTCCATCTTCGTGTTTGCTGCGGCCAGCACCTGTTGCCTGGTTGCGGTGTCCACGCTGTTGCCCAAATAGCCGAGCACCTTGGCCACCGGCGTGATGTCCTTGAGTTGGCCGAATACATCGCCCCAGCGGTCTCCCCACAACTGCGCCTGCTGCTGGATCACCTGGTCGGCCTGTGCGCCCCCGTTGGCGTTGATCTGACCGGTAATCGATTCGGCCTGCTGCTTGGTCAGCACCTGCGGTTTGGAGACGCCGAGACGGCGCTGTTCGGCCAGCGACGCCTGCGCGTAGGCCTGCGCCGTTTGGGGTGAGGGATTGGCCTGAAGCGCCTGCTGCGCCGTATTGACTGCCGGCGCATTGGCCACAGCGTAGGCAGCCGGGTCAGATTCGCGTTGCTGGATCACACGGGAGGCAGCAGCCTGCAAGATCTGGTGATCGCGGTCCGCGCTGGCATAGCCGGGGCCTGCCGTCGGCGCGCGCGAGCGCACCATGTCAGCAATATCCTGCGATGGCATGCCCTTCAGGTTCGCCACGTCCAGCGCCATCTGCTGCCCGTCTTGGTATTGCCGATACCGGGCCGGGGCCTCCAGCGGCCCATAGGCGCGCACGAGATCATCCAGGTTGAGCGGCGTCGGATCTGTCTTGCCATCGACTGCCATGGACTGAGCGTCCTGCAGATGGGTGTCGAGTTGAGCGCGCGCCATCGCCATGTTCTGGCTCTGCTGCGTCTTGGCCTGATTGAATACCTGGATGCGCGTCTCAAACGGTAGATTGGCCAGCACGGGGTTATCCGCTGGCGTGCTCGACGCCGAACCCATCTTGAATGCCTCATCGCTGCGCTTCTGCCACATCGGCACGTTGCTCGCCTGCTTGGCGTCCCCCTTGGCGATGTCGGCGTAGTAAGACTTGGCCATGTCATTGAACTTGGCGGCATCCCCGCCAGCTTCGCGCAAGAGTTTGTTCGCCGCCCCGGCGCCCGCCTGGATGGCGAAGTTGTAGGCTACCGGCTGCATGGAAGGCGGCAGCGCATCGGCGTGAATGGCATCCCAATAGCGGGTCTTGCGGATCTGCGAGGCTTGCTCTGGCGTCAGCTTCGAGACATCCACGTCGGGATTCGCCTGCGAGTTGATGCCGAAGTTGGTCGGGCCGCGACCGTTGTCATTTGCCGTGTAACCGCCCTCCTTCTGCGCGATGAAGGCATCGGCGCCAGAAAACCCGCCCGCGTACTGACCACCGGTGGCGGCGTTCGCACCCAACCCGGGCGGCCCAACGATAGCATCCGGATTACTGCGGGCGATGGAAGCGGCGGCAGCGTAGTAAATTTCGCTTTTCGCCTTGGCCAGCAGCTTGGTCCGCATCTCTGGCCCAACCTCCGGCATCGTCTCTTCGATCACACGTACGGCGGAATCCGCCTTGGACGGGTCTGCAAAGACCAGGCTTGCCTGCTTCGTGATCGAATCGGAGGTGGTATTGACGCGATCCGCCACCCGCGCGCCGGCCTCGAAGTTGATCGCCTGGCCGCCAAGCTGAGTGCGCAGCGCGGTGAGATGCTGCTGCAGATACTGCTTGGCCATCGGCGTCGGCGCGGTGCCCAGCGTCTCCTCGGTGTACTTATCGAAGTCGCCGATCAGTTGCGGCGTGAAGCCGGATGCCGCGCCGGTGGCAGCGGCCTGCCGGTCCTTCATGTTCTGCTGCCAACTGAGCTGCGCGTTGGAGAGAGCGTTGCCAGCCCACGCCTTGGCGTCCTGCTCTTCCTGCTCGCGCAGCAGCTTGGCGTTGACGATATCCTCGTGCGCGATGCCACGCCCCGCTTCCTGCAGCCCCTGCGCGGCATTGGTGAGCCCCGCGCCGATGGCACCGGATACAGGGTTGGCGTCAGCGCGCGGAAGCGGCGCACCGCCGCTCACATTGATCTGCTGGTTGTAGACCGGAATTTGCATGGTGATCAGCCCTGCGAGAACTTGCCGCCCTTCTGCGCGGCCTGGATGAACGCCTTCTGCGACGTGTAGGAGCCATACGACGACAGCGCTGCAGCGCCGGCGTTCAGGTATCCGGCCGTCATGGCGGAGCTGGCATTACTGCGGGCCTGCTGCGCAGATAGCGTGTCAAGCGTGCCCTGCTGCTGGAATCCCTGCGCCTGCAGTTGCGCGCCGTAGCGGATGTTCAGCGCATCGAGTTCGGCGTTGGTGGCCGACTGCTTGTAGAGATCGAGCGCCGAGCCCGATGACAGATCCACACCGGATTGCGCGGTGGCTGCGGCCTGCTTGCCCATGGCGAGCGCTGCCGATCGGCGCTGTGCTTCCTCATTGGCATTGCCCTGCTGGGATGCTACGGCTGCCTTCTGCCTGTCGACCTCGGCGTTATAGTCGGACGCGTTCGCTGCTGACTGCTGGCTGGCCGCCTGGGCATTTGCCGAGGTGACCGCACCTGCAATGCCCAGCGCGGAACTGGCGGCGGCTGTGACTGCGAGTAGGGTTACGGGATCTGCCATTTATCTCACCATTGCGTATCGGTCACAGTCGCGCCCGTCGGGCGAGTATTTGCGCATCCGGCCTTCCCATTCGAACTGCCCGAGCATGCGCACCCAGCGATGGGCCTGCTCGAATTCACTATCCACCTCGACCTCGATCCGGCGCGCGGTATTGGCCGCAAAGCTGCGCCGCACGACCCTGGTCAGCGCAACCATCCCGGATCCGCCGATGTCGCCAGCGATTACGGCCCATGCCCGGACATTCCCGGACCAGAGCGGGAAATAGCCGCCGCATGCCACCACCTTGCCGTCGGCGCGCGCCGTGTAGGACTCCAGCGACTCAAGGGCTTCCGGGTAGCCATTCGATAGCAGGATGGGACGCATGGCCGCCTGTGCGGGCTGCACCATCAGTTCGATCAGGTCGGATGCCTTGTACGCGTCGATCTGCATGTCAGCCCCTGTCGTAGGTGGTGTTCTGCGGCATGATCGCCACGATCGTGGCTGGCAGCGGATACGGCTGCTCCAGGCATATCCACGGATTGGTGTCGTAGTCGTCTGCGAAGTCAAAGAGCATGTCGCCGGTAAAAAGCGGCGGCGGGTTGTCCATGGCATCCAGCGCCGTGCGGAACTGGCCTTCGTCCATGTTGGTGAACTTGCTGCCGTACTGGAGACCCAGAGTCTCGAGCAAACGCACCACGAGTTGATTGATCCGCGCCGTCTTGCCCTGGCTAGTGCCGTCGGCCGCCCCGGCGTTCAGGCGCATGGTCTGCAGGCGCGCCGGGCACGCGAGCCCCACATGCACCTTTGAGCCTGCGTTCTGCAGCGTGACCTGGCCTCCGCTCACCACCCGGCTCGGGTGCGTGGCACCGTTTACCAGCAGGTCTACCGTCTGGCCTTCCAAGTGCGAGAGGCCGCCGATCGTCGTAACGGTCATGCGCCACCCGTTGGCCGGAATCTGGGCCATCGATGGGAAGGCAGCGTCCACCGTCGCCAACACAGTTGTCGGGGATTGCACTGTAGTTATCGTGGCCTTGGCCGTCGCAAAGACCGTCACCGTGTTGCCGGACGCATCCGTGGTGGTCGTGGTGTAGCGATAGTGGATCTGGCGCCCTACGTCGCTGCTCTGCCAGATGCTGCCTCCAGCCGAGAACGGGACGTTCGTGGCATGCGCAACCGTCGCGCCGGCCCCTGGCGTCAAGTTGGCATTGATCTTGTTGTCGAGTGTCAGGCCAGCATCCAGATAGAAGCTGTCCTCTGGATCATCCCCAGATGCGCGCTCCCTATCCATGTAGCAGACATAGCGCTTGGTCTGCCCATTGATCGTCCAATTTACAATGCCCCACAGTTCATCGCGCGAGCCGTCCGGCGCAGCGATCACGGCTAGCGATTCCACCTTGCCACCGCCGCCGATCGGGTGCCGGTGCCAACCTCCATGCGGAGGCTCGGGATACTGCTCGCGGGAATACGTCATGGCCACCAGCGCGCCATCATTGCGGGCCGCCCACATCGTCGAGTACGGCTCCTGCTGGTAGACGATCTGGTTCAACTTGGGCTTCGGAATGTGCTCGGCCAGCATCGACTGGTCCGTCGACTGGTAGCCGTTGTTCACGAAGTCATAGGCCACGTCGCGTAGCTTCGAGCCGGCGCGCTGGATGAACAGCAGCACACTGCCAACGTGCACCGGCTTGGCCTTGCGCGAGCCGAACGACGAGATCAGCGAGGCCGTCACGTTGTCCGGTCCATAGGGCTGGTTCTCAGTCTGCGATCTCACGGAGAACTCGCTGCCCGCCGTGCCGCACACCAGCGATTCCAGCGCGCCATTAGACGGCTCGATCCACTGGATATTGTTGACTTGCGGCGATACCAGCGTGGTCGTAATCGCCATGTCGGTTGTGACCAGCCCGCTCAGATCTTTGGCGCTGAAGTTCTCGTAGTCGCCGGCCACGCTCTGCCATACCGTCTGGCCACGACCGAACGCCAAGCGCTGGCGGAACAGGCTCACGTTGGATGGCCAGCCCTCCACGTCAGACCAGGCGCCAAAGGCCCACTGCGTGGAGGCGTTACCGGCGCCGACGGCATCGGCTGGCAACTGGGCCTGCGACGAAGCGGTCGAGATTGGCACCACGGTACCAGTTACCTGAGTCGGGCTGACATAGCCGGTGATGAGCACTACACCGAAGCCGGGGTCTTGGTACTGCCATTGGACGCCTACCCGCGCATCTGCCGCGCTAGTGCTACCGGCCGGAACGTAATAGGCGCCCTTCGTCACGTCGCCGCCATCCCACAAGGCGCCGCTGGTATGGACTGGTTTGTTCGGCCCGGTCACGCGCGTCAGGCTCGGAACATCCGGGCTCACCGCCAGATAAGTCTTCCCGTCCGAGATGCGTAGCGAGCCATTGGTGATCGGCTCGGGTTGGCTCCATTGGGTAGTCGATGCAGCAGATTTGCGCGAGAGCTGGAACAGCGAGCCGACGTGGCCGGATTGGAAGATGCCGGCCGAGGCGGTCAGCGTGACAGCGCCAGACTGAGCCGAGGCATAGACCGTCGTGCCGGTGACGTTGGCCGTCTTGAACGCCCCCCCCACCGGCTGCATCGTGGCCAGCGTCCAGTTGGTCGGGGCCAGGCGCGACAGCTTGCGCGGCGCGTACTTCGGATGCGTGATGTAGACCACATCGGCAGACTCTACGAAATCCAGTGCAAACTGGCCGTCAGAGTCCACCAGATCCGCCGCCGAATATGGCGAGGCGATCTCGTACGGTACGCCGCCATTCAGCAACTGCGCGTGATTCGTCCAGAACCGGATGTACAGGTCGCCGAACTCGAGCATATAAGTCTGCTGCGTGTTGAACTGGAACGGCAACAGCCACGCCTGCTTCGTCTGGTCCTTGATGGGAGAAACGTAGCGCCAGCCGCCCCGGCGCATAGCCGGTCCCTGAATGACCGGGATGAAGTTCTCGCACAGCTTCAGTCCAGCGCCGTATTTCGCGATGTCTACGCGCCCCTCCAGCCTCGGCGACAACTCGCCCGAGTTGAAGGAGCCGAGGATGGGGGAGGCTCTCATGCTGCGCTCGCGAATTCGCCGAAGTGTTGGGCCTCTGCGCGCTTCCGTGCGCTGACCGCGTCTAGGAAATCGACGTGGCTGCCAAGATTTACCTTGCGGCCGTTCGGATTGATATAGGCGCACCAGCGCTTATCGCGCGCGCTCCATGACACGCCGGGGACGCCAGAGGTGTTGTTGCGCTTGCGCGGCAGGTTGCTGCCGTTCTGGACGCGCGTCGCAGGCCGCAGCATTGCGATGCGGTTATCGGCACGAGAATGCTCGCGATGATCGACCTCGCCTGCCGGCCATTCACCATGCACGTAGAACCATGCGAGGCGATGAGCGTAGTAGTAGCGCCTGTCAATCTGGATGCGGACATAGCCTGACGACTTATCGATGCATCCTGCCAGCGCGCCGGCCCGCGCTCTACGCTGATCAAGACGCCAGCGGAATTCCCCGGTGGTCGGGTCGTATGCCAAAGCGGCGAGAAGTCGTGCGTGCGTCAGCATAAGTGCTCCTATAGGCGAATGAGGACCCACGAATCGTCCGGGAAACCTTGCGGGGCGCGCTCGACTGCGCCGGTCAAGGTTGCGTCGCGCAGCGCCTGCTTATAGTCCTCGCCGGCTTGCTGCTTCTTCGAGACTGACTGCATGATTTCCTCGGCAGCCTCATAGGCGAGTCGAGAAGCCATGACCTCCACGAAGAGCGCATCCCATAGACCCGGGTCTGTCACGTCCTGAACGTAGCGGATCTTCAGCGGCGCGTTGTAGATGGTCAGGATCTGGCTGCCCTCCAGCACATAAGCGCTGTCGTCCTGATCGCGGTAATCAGTCAGGCCAGGCACCGCGAAGGTGTCGTTGACCTGCACCAGCCGCAGAAAGTCGGACGGCAACTGGAAGGCGTTGTTGTATCCCCACGCAGGCGCGGGGCTGACAGCGGGAAGGCTCGTGCGCACCGTAGCGAAGCGCCAGATGCGCCGGCGCAGCTCTGCCTTGCGCACCGTTTCCCACAGTGCGTTCATCGCGCGCGCCGGCTTGCTGTTCTCCGTGATGCTGGTGATGCGCGCGGCGCCGAGCTTCGTGCAAGCCCGGTTGCATACCTCGACCTGCGATGCCATGGCCTATCAGCCCGGCATGTTGAACTTGCCGCTGCTCTCGATGTAGGCGCCGAGCTTTTCTAGCGCCAGCAAGACCTGCATGCGGACCTGCGTGGACGACAGGCCGGACGCGATCAGCGCATCGGTGTCGATCGTCAATTCCACCGGCGCCGTGACGACGGCTGCGCCGACGGCATCCGTGACCTGGTGATCATTGCCTTCGACCGCAATGCTCAGACGACGTGTTGCCATGGTGTGCTCCTATTTGCAAAAAAGCCCACGAGCCCGGAAGCCCGTGGGAAGCGCCGCTCTCGCGTGGAGAAAAGGATCAGTTGCCGTTGTCGACGTACTCGACGTTCGCGCCCAGGAGGCCGGTGGCAGCGATCGCCACGGATACTGTGGCAACGATGTCCAGCGTGCCGCCAGGGTCAGCCGACATGCCGGCTGCTTGCCACAGGGGCTGCTCCTGCTTGTCCAGCGTGAAGCTGCCGGACTGGTTGGTCACGTCGCTGTTCGAGAGCGCAGCCGAGGTGGCTTGCGCCGAGGCGAAGAGCGAGGCGCTCACCGCTGCACCACCATCCTTGGTGTTGCGGGACACGCCCAAGTTGATCGCCGACGACGCGCCAAGGTTGGCGCACGAGAACAGGATCTGGCGCACCATCGCGCTCGACGGAACCGAGGCCAGAACGTACTTCGAGTTGGCCGAATCACCGTTGGTCGCGGTGACGTAGCCGTGGGACGAGCGCAGCGAGCCGCGCTCCAGACGACCGTCGTTGATGACGGCCGGCACCGCATCGCGGTTCGTGATGACGGTGGACTTGACGGTAACTACTGCCATGATTCGCTCCTAGATAGGTTGAGGGGTGGAAAGCCTGGGCTTACGCGCAGGGAATTTCCACGACCTTCTTTTCCTCCAGGCGCGTACCGCCGAAGGTCCCGTACAGGTACACCTGCCACGGCAGACCAGCCAGATCACCACGCTGACGCACGTCGGTCGAGATGTCTTGCCACTGGCCCAGGTGCATGCCCTCCTTGACGTAGAAGGGGCAGCGGGTCTGCGACGAACCGTTCACCGGTAGGCGCTCGGAGTGGATGAAATCCACCTTGCCCCACGACATCACGAAGCCGTCATTGACCACGGCCTTTTCACCGT